CGGGTCGAGATGGCGCAAATCATGTAAATCGCCATCGATAACGTCAAAGCCCCAATAGGTCGCGGGTAACGTGTCAAAGACGACCGCCACGTTATGACCTGCCGCTAGCGCGTCCTGGCATTGCGCGGCGTTTTCGCCTGAATAGGATAAGGTCAGGCAATAGTTAGCAGGTAGCACGCGTTTAAGGCGCGCGGCGTTTTTGGTGTAATCCACAAATTGAACGCCTGGAAACGCCTCGAATAGATTTTTATGCGGTACCCCGTCGCGCTCGCATGCTACGCCTTCCCATGCGATATCGCTTGAACCGTTGAGGCGCACGCAAGGCAGCAAGCCCTTTTTGTGCGCTTGCCTGGTTATAAGATCGATGGCCCTGACCACGTCGCGCATGTATGCCTTGCGGTCTTTCATAAAACGCATGGCCTTTTGTATGCGCGAGCGGCGCACACTATTCATGTCTTTTTCTAAGTCCGCGACCATGCCGGCTTGACCACTAAACCAGCCAAGACAAGACGCGATACATGCCGCGCTAGCATGTGGGCATAGGTTATGACCGCTAGTGCTAGCCGGCGCGAGATAGTGGATTGCGTTAAGATAACCGTAAGACGTGGCTTTAGTGGCTTTGGCGCTATCGGTCGAGAATATTCTGTTCTGCATTAGACAACCCTCATAGTGAGACAAAAGAACTATTAGACATTAACACAATAATTGTGCTAGTCAACAACTATTTTTGGTAAAATGGTCATTTTTGGTCTTGTTTGGGTAACGAATGGTCATATTTTTGGAGTTAAATGACCATGGATAACATGCTGATCTTGCGGGCTAATGTGGCGTTATGGTCTTTTTGGTCTTTTTATAATTATCTATTTAAAAATATATATGTATGTATACAAGTATATATAGCTCCTATTAGGGCGGAGCTTGCGCGTAAAAATGTGACCAAAATGACCATAAGCAAGAAAGCCCTCTCTTTTCAACACGTTATTATGGTCATGCACATGACCAACATTTGACCAAGCGATGACCATGTTTACATTCAATATGCCAGCGTGAATGTGACCTGGCAACACGTGACCAAAATGACCAAGGCATGAATGACAACTTAGTTTATGTAAACATAGTTGACATTGGTTTACATTTGGCTCAGTTGACAATCGGGAGGGGGCATGGGCCGAAGGGATGGTGGGAATATCTACGCAAGGGCTGCACAAACTTTTATAAATTTTTTTATATTGACGGCCTCCCCCACTCCCCCTATAATCATAAACATGAAACTAATATCTCAAAACGAACTTAAACAATCTTTGCGTATTAACCCTGAAACGGGCGAATGTCTTACGTTAAAAGGACAGCCGGCTGGCTCTATGTCTTGGAATGGTTATCGGCGCGTAGTGGTTAAAGGCCGTGAATATAAAGTGCATAGGCTCATATGGTTGTGGGTGCACGGCGAACATGTGCCCAAAGACATGACAATAGATCACATAAACGGAATTAAAACTGACAACAGAATCAGCAATTTGCGCGTAGTATCACAATTACAAAATACGGCTTTTTACCACGGCGATAGCGACATGCGAAATATCTACCGAGAAAGAAATCGATACTGCGTAGAAATGTTATTCCAAGGAAAACGTATTCGCCGCCGCGCGCCAACGCTAGAAAAAGCTAAAGAAATCCGCGATGAAATATACACTCAATACCCGCCACTATGCGTTCGCGCTAGAATATGCTAATAAAGATTCTATGTTTGAAAGCTTGCCATACGAGCCTCGTAAAATAGAGGCCACAGAAAAGAATCTCGAACTGATCTATGAGGCCGCGCGTAAAGGACTCAAGGGCGACGCGCTCGCGTTAGCTGCCGGCATGCTGCCGGTTGAGTATCGCCGGCTGGTGCAGTTCGATCCTATTGCTGAGTATGCGGAGATCAAAGGCCGCGCGGACGGCGAGATGGAGATGGCCGGCGTCTTACGCACAGCCGCGTTAAACGGCGACACTAAAGCAGCGCTCGACATATTAAAGCATGTGCATAAGTGGACTGCGCCGCAGTCGATGCAAATCCAAGTCGAGCAACGCATATCTATCTTAGCGGCGCTTGAAGAAGCGCAGACCAGAGTTATCGAAGGGCAGGTATTGGATGCAAGTGCCGATTTACTCAGCGGAAGAAGAACAGAAGCTGATGGCAACGCTCTGGAGTCCAACGCTCAAGAACGACCCGCTCGCGTTCGTGCGCCTGACCTTTCCGTGGAAGAAACCTGGGACACCGCTTGAGCACTTCGAAGGCCCGCGCCAGTGGCAGCGCGAGGTTCTGATCGAGCTGCGCGAGCACATCAAGGCTAACAATGGCAAGATAGACTTCGAGACGCTACGGCTGGCGGTATCATCTGGGCGCGGAATCGGTAAGTCCGCGCTAGTCAGTTGGCTGACGATCTGGATGCTGACAACAAGAATAGGTTCTACCACGATAGTTTCAGCTAACTCTGAAGCGCAGCTCCGTAGCGTCACCTGGGCTGAAATCACCAAGTGGCTGAGTATGTCGATACACAGCCACTGGTTCGAGGTCAGTGCTACCAGAGTCTTGCCCGCTAAATGGATAGCGGAATTAGTAGAGAAAGACTTGAAACTCGGAACGCGCTATTGGGGCGTAGAAGGGCGGTTGTGGAGTGCAGAGAATCCTGACGCATACGCTGGCGTGCACAACTTCGCGGGTGTCATGCTGGTATTCGATGAGGCGAGCGGAATTGATGATAGTATCTGGTCAGTTGCAGCGGGCTTTTTTACGGAAAATACCCCTAATCGCTTTTGGTTGTGCTTCAGCAACCCCCGTCGTAACTCTGGTTACTTTTATGAGTGTTTTAACTCCAAGCGAGACTTTTGGCGAAATAAAATTGTCGATGCCCGCTCCGTCGAAGGCACGGATAAGGCCGTCTACCAACAGATCATTGACGAGTATGGCCCCGACTCAAGCGCAGCCCACGTCGAGGTCTACGGTCAGTTCCCCAACGCGAGCGACGACCAGTTCATCGGAAACGCGCTGGTTGACGAGGCAATGGAACGTCCCGCTATATCCGACCAGTCCGCGCCCATCGTGGTCGGAGTGGATCCAGCACGCTTTGGTGCCGACGCTACCGTAATAGCGATACGGCAGGGGCGCGACATCATCGGGATCAAGCGCTACAGAGGCGACGACACGATGGAAGTTGTAGGCCGCGTGATCGACGTGATCGAAGAGTATAAGCCCGCCTTAGTGGTCATAGACGAGGGCGGACTCGGCGCAGGCGTCGTGGATCGGCTAAAGGAACAGCGCTACAAAGTGCGCGGGGTAAACTTTGGGAACAAGTCAACCAAGCCTATGATGTATGGCAACAAGCGCGCAGAGATGTGGGGCGCGATGAAAGAGTGGCTGAAGGACGCGAGCATACCCAAGGATCGCTATCTGAAGTCAGACCTCATCGGGCCTATGATGAAGCCGGACTCGAAGGGGACGATATTCTTAGAATCCAAGAAGGACATGAAAAGCAGAGGTCTAGCGAGCCCTGACGCGGCGGACGCTATCGCGGTGACGTTCGCATTTCCTGTCGCCAGACGCGAGCAACGAGTAGACAACCAGCGCCGCGTCAGCTATGGTCAAGGCTCCGCATCGTCTGGTTGGATGGCTTCATAATGGTATCGTTATCGGTAGGCCGTGGCGAGAAACTGTCCACGAAAGCTGGCGCTGGTCTGACGGCTAAAGGCCGTGCTAAGTATAACAAGGCCACGGGTAGCAAGCTGAAAGCACCTGCACCTAATCCTAAATCTGAGGCCGACAAGGGCCGCAAAGCTAGTTTTTGCGCCAGAATGGGCGGGGTCGTAGCTAAGTCTAAGAACGCCGACCGCGCTAAAGCTAGTATGAAGAGGTGGAACTGTGGCAAGTAAGCCAGGGCTATACGCCAACATACACGCAAAGAAAGCACGCATCGCAGCCGGATCGGGTGAGAAGATGCGTAAGGTTGGGGCTAAAGGCGCACCGACAGCCAAGGCGTTCAAGCAATCCGCTAAGACGAGGAAGAAATAATGCCGCTAGTTAAGTCTGCGTCTAAAAACGCTTTTCGTAAGAACATAGCCGCTGAAGTAAAAAGCGGAAAGCCCGTAAAACAAAGCGTGGCGATTGCCTACTCTGTTAAACGCGAAGCAGCTAAGAAAGGCGGCATGAAAAAAGGTAAATCCAGTGGCTGCAAGTGATGTAGTAGGCGCAGGCGAAGTATCTGACAACCCAGACGGCGACCGTCTGGCAACGATGAGACATCGGTTCACCGTTGCCTCTACCGCCTATTCAGACTCCAGAGAAGATGAGCTGGACGACTTGCGCTTTATGGCAGGGTCGCCAGATAATGCTTGGCAATGGCCCGCTGACGTGTTGGCGACCAGAGGCGCGGTGCAGGGTCAGACGATCAACGCACGTCCCTGCCTGACGATTAACAAGCTGCCACAGCATGTCAGGTTAGTAACGAATGAACAGCGACAAAACAGACCCTCCGGCAAAGTCATCCCAGCGGACGATAAAGCCGACGTTGCGGTCGCAGAGATCTTTCAAGGTATCGTTAGACACATCGAGTACCTATCCGACGCGGACGTTGCATATGATACAGCCTGCGACAATCAAGTTACCTACGGCGAAGGTTATATCCGAATCCTTACGGAATATTGCCGCGAAGACTCGTTCGACCAAGACCTGAAGATCGGTCGCGTCCGTAATAGCTTCAGCGTTTATATGGATCCAATGATCCACGATCCCTGCGGATCAGACGCGGAATGGTGCTTCATAACCGAAGACATTCCTAAAGAAGAATATGAGCGCCTGTATCCTGACGCTCTGCCGATCTCTGTGATGATGTCGCAAGGCGTTGGCGATCAGTCACTTAGCATGTGGATGAGCCAGGAAACCGTCCGTATTGCTGAGTATTTCTACATCGACCATCAGAAAAAAAAGCTCAATCTCTACCCCGATAATATAACGGCTTTTGAGGGTTCGCCACAGGACAAGCAGCTCAAGGCTATGTTCGGCAAACCGCTGAAATCTCGCACGAGCGAGCACCGTCAGGTCAAGTGGTTGAAGACGAACGGCTTTGAAGTGTTAGAAGAACGCGATTGGGCGGGTAAATGGATTCCTGTCATTCGCGTCGTCGGAAACGAGTTTGAGGTAGACGGGCAGCTCTACATCAGCGGGCTAGTGCGTAACGCGAAAGACGCGCAGCGCATGTATAACTACTGGGTCAGCCAGGAAGCAGAAATGCTGGCGCTGGCTCCGAAGGCTCCGTTTATCGGATATGGGGGACAGTTTGAAGGATACGAAACAAACTGGAAAACCGCCAATACGAACAACTGGCCTTACCTCGAAGTCAACCCAGACGTCACTGACGGCGCAGGATCTCCTCTGCCATTACCTGAACGCGCGCAGCCGCCTATGGCGCAAACCGGCCTTATCCAAGCCAAAGTGGGCGCTGGGGAAGATATTAAGGCCACCACGGGTCAATACGACAGCTCCATTGGTGCGACCAGTAACGAGAGGACGGGTCGTGCGATTCTGGCTCGGCAAAACCAAGGCGATACATCCACATATCACTACGTGGACAATCTCGCGCGAGCGGTCAGATATACGACAAGACAACTCGTCGATCTGATCCCTAAGATCTACGACACGGAGCGCGTGGCGCGTATCGTCGGACTAGACGGTGAAGTGGATATGGTGAAAATCAATCCAAACCAGCCAGAACCTGTGCGCGTCATCAAGGATCCGATCACAGGTCTGGATATTGAAAAGATCTACAACCCAAGCATCGGCATTTACGACGTGGTTGTAACGACCGGCCCAAGCTACGCGACCAAGCGCCAAGAGGCGATGGAAGCGATGCAAATGATCTTGCAGACAAACCCGCAGCTCTGGGCTGTGGCAGGCGATCTGTTCATTAAGAACATGGACTGGCCTGGGGCGCAGGAGATGGCGGCGCGCTTTGCTAAAACGCTCGATCCGAAGGTTCTGGATAACACAGATGAGTCGCCAGAAGCGCAGATGATGC